CGACCCCACCTGAAACTGACGTGGTATCAGTCCGGGCTCTTATTTGATTCTTCATTGCATTCATTTTCTTATTCATTTTTCTAGCAGCTTCTTGTTTTTCTCTAAGTTCTTTAAGTCGTGGTAGTAATAAGTCTATATTATCGAAATCCATTAATTCTGCTATTCTCTTAATTACTTCTTGTATATCTCCAACTGGTTGCATTTGTGGTTTGCCATCTTCACCCGGTATTTGTTGTCCTCTTTCATCTGTGGCAGGTACAACTGCTGTAGCTAAGATTTGTAAGAACTCTAATAAGTTTCTGAGTTCTACTTGTTTCTCTGAGAAGACTGTTACGCCACGTGGTATAAAGTCAGGGTCTCCTGCTAGTGCTAAATCATGTTTAGTAATTTGTTTATTACCAAATAGTTTTTGCCATTTTTCAGCACCATCTTTGCCTAATACTCTATAAGCAGATTGGTCAGGGAATTTCTGTATTGCTAATTTATAGAAAATACTTAACATCTTTTCCCATGCAGGTTCTAATTCATGTTGGACTATATGTTTAATAGGTTCTGCTGCATTAGCTTGTTGTATTTGTGTTCCACCAAGCGTCTCATGCATTTTAGTTTTATCTGAGGTTGGTGAAATAGCAGGTACAGCTTGTGATAGTTTCATTATCCGTTGGTCTAACATGTCTATAAGTTTGATTAGTGGAGATAATGCTGAGGCTGCTGCTGTAGTATCAATAAATGATAACGCTTTTCTTACATCCTCAGTCATACTGTTCGCAACAAACATCTTACCCGGATGAGTAATCAACGTACCGGAAAGTCCGGACATTTGCTCTGGATTCACTATACCCATTGGGTTACAGATTATATTGATTGCATCAGATAACTTATTATGAGCATTCATTAATTCCTCTGCCATTGCTTCTATATCTTCACCAGTTCCAATTCCAAATCTTTCAGTAAGCATTCTATCTTTGCAACTTTCAAAGAATATATTACCACAATCATAAGGATATTTCTGTATTCTAATAACTACTTCTCTTGTTGCTAAAGTAATAATAGCATCCACATATTTATCTGTATATGGGTTACTGTCTGATATTTCATCTAAGTCACCTTCTATTAGTGATAAAGGTACTTCTCCATGATATTCTAGTATTTCTACTCTGGTATCTGCTTCTGCATCTTGGACAGGATTGATAATCTCATCCATAAGTACTATAGCATCATCCTCTGCTGGTTGAGAACCGGCATGCTCTAAATCTGCTATATGGTCATATATACCTAAATCTTCTTGTTTTCTTAAATGACTGATATATACGTCTCTTGTTTGAATAACTTTCCAACTATCAAGTCCTACCACCGATGGGTCAGGGAAAAAGTGAAATACATCTAATACCTGCATATCTGCACCATCAAATACAGTATCTCCCTTACTATTAGTTTCTTTTCTCCATGGACACATAGCTGCAGTTTAACCATACAATTCAAACTGTTTACAGTATTGTCCCCATACACCAAAGAATCCACCCTGTTTCTTACCTATATTACGTAATTGGTATTTCATTACGTCTTTAAGAATAGGTATCTTTTCCTCGTCTTCCAGTTCTCCGGGTTCCATATCAAAGGAATCTATTCGCTTGCTAAACAATATATTCATATACAGAGGAACTTTAACTCTGGCTATTTCTTTTAATGTAGAAGTTGTATAATTAGCTTGCCAGTCTTCCTTAACATCTGAACGTGTTCCTTTATATTGTAACCAATGGTCTCTCCATTCTGATTGATAGGGTTCCATCCCTTCTTTACCATACTTAAACTTCTCTAATACTAATTGCTTAAGTTTCTGTCTCTTTGAGTACTCCTTAACTTCTATAGGAGTATCTTGAGATTGTGTTAATCTTACAAAATCTGCTGTTGGCATTATAACTCCTTATTAATAACCGCTTTGGCTATTGCTATGTGCTCTCACATAATCTAAACTATTATTATATCTATCCCATGGTTTGGTAATTACACCTGATTTTGGAGCCATTGCAAAATATCTAAATGCATCTGCACCATGTGAATGTTCATTATGTAAAGGTACACTTGTCCACATCTTAGTTTGCTTATTAAATGTTTTTGTGTAATTTTCCATATGAGAGATTAAATCTTTACAATGTGTCTCATCAAACCAGCATCTGCCTAAAACTGCCCTAACTGCTGCAAAACCATCTTGTATATTATGTCTTTTTAATGGTTGCATGTATAATCCTAATTTATGTGCTATTTGAATTGTAGATTTGCCATCTGCTGCGAAACTTCTTGCTTTTGCATCATGTGGTACATAATGATTACCATAATAAAAATGTCGTTTTCTTCTTTTCTCTGCTAATACTTGAGCATAAAAATCTACACCATTTCCCATATCCTCATAGTAATCTATGATATGATATTCATTACCAGTTTGTTGATAAAATATAATTGAACAAAAATCATCTACTCCTATATCCCATGCAGTATGTACAGGTAAAGCTCTATCATATGGTACTCTACGTATTCTATCTTCTTGTCTAGCTTCTTCCATAAGTTTAGCGTAATAGGCTCCTGCTGTACCCATTGAGAAACTACAATAATATTCTTGTTGTATAAATTCTTCTTCTTTGCCTTGTTCTCTAAGTTGGTCAATTTGGTGTCTAGTAATAACAGGGTTACCATTAACTTTTTTAGTTTGGTCGATTGTACGTAACATAGTGAACCAATCTTTTTGTTTCTTGGCAAATTCGTATAAATAATACCCATGGTTTTTACCATTAGGTGTATATAAGAATTTAGCCCATCCACCATTCTCTAATAGAATAGGTTCGATTGTATCCCATGCACGTGGGTCTTGTAGAGCATACTCAGAGAAGCAAGCACCAATACAGTTAGTACCACGAATAGCATCAAAATTATCCGTCCCAATTAACTGCATGATACTGCCATTAATAAACTCAATCTTCATTTCTGTTGAGTTGATTTTGCGGATTAATTTAGGATGGAAATAGTTAATAAACTTACGACCTTCTCCGGTCATACCATCCCATATAACTTTTTTCGCTTGTGCGAATGTTGGAAATAAATAATAATAGATACCAACACGTTGCATAACAGCACGTGCCATATCATTAATAGCGGTCAAATCTTTTCCTGCACGCCTGTGCAGTATGTAAACCTCACGCAGATAACCAAGTTCTCTTGCTGTTAACATAGGAATTTGATAGTCACGTGGAGTAAAATTATGTGGTAGTATTATTTGCATAAAATTTGGCAGGAAGCCGAAGAATCGAACTCCGGGCGATTGGTTTGGAGCCAACCATGTTACCACTACACCAGCAACCTGCATTCTCCTTATAGGTCTATTTCTCTAGTCACTTCTTTAAGTTTCCATTTGCCATCTTTGTCTTTTCCGGCACTTTCTCTTTCTTTGACAATACCATTTCTAAACTGTGCAAAGTCTTCTACAGTCTTTGCTATAGGTTGAGGTATATGTAAATCATTAAACCTCATTCCTACATAAGTTTTTAAATAATGGTCTCCATAAATGATTTCTATTAATAGTTTTATACTATCTATAGTTTGCATTTTCATAATTAATCCCCCTTTTAATCTAATTTTTTAATATCTTCCCATACGTCTCTCATAATTTTTACCACTTCTCTTCCGGACATTGCAGCTAATTCTGCCATCGCTGCGTGGTCATCTATATATTTGTCCCAACCTAGTATAATATTCTTATAATTACGAAGTTTTTTCCCAATAACTTTTGTTTTTATTTTATTTTTCATAATATACCTCTGCACTAGCCGATATGCTATACTCCCATATTTGGTAGAGGTACACCGAATTGAACGGTGATATCATGCGTGTAAAACATGCGTTCTACCTCTGAACTATACCCCTAAAATTTGGTGGAGCCGAAGGGAATCGAACCCTTCACAGTTTGCGTGCAAGGCAATCTCGCCCCCTTGGAACATGCGACCCCATGGTGCCAGCAGAT